CGGTGTCGATCGCCGTCCAGGTTGACACTTGGCGGGCGTAATCCGTCCAGGTGCCAGCCGGGTCAACTTCCGTGACCGACGGGGTTTCTCCCGAGGAGACCGCGGTAAACAGGGCTAGGTAAACATCGCCGCCAACGTAGGTATCGCCACGAAGAAAGACGTCAACGATCTTGCCTTCGGTGTAGTTGGAAAACGCGCCAGTAGTGGGCATGGGAATCTCCGGTCAGAAATAACGGGCGGCTAGGCCGTCCCCTTGGAATCGTCAACCGGCGAGCTCGCCGACGCCGACTGAATGGATTGGCCCAGCGCGGCATCCGCCAGGGCTTGGTGGGCCTGGGACCGTTGCGCGTTGGCCGCGTATTCCGCGTCCTTGGCGTAGGCCCGGGCAAGGATCAGGTCGACCACAACCCCAACGTAGGTATCGTCCAGGTCGATGGTGCTACTCAGGGTGCCCGAGGTGATCTCGGTCGGGGCGGCGCTGTAAACCACCTCGATGGTGTTGGTGACCGCCGCGGGCGGATACACCAGAAATTCCTTGGGTAGGAGGGGGTCGAAGACGTAAAGCTGGATGTCCGCCTCGGCCGCTTCGCTGTGCCATGTCGGATGTTCGTTGTCGAGCACCGACTGCGTGACCAGTTTGATGGCGCGCTTGTTCGAGGAGGACACGTTGCGGATGACACTGCGCAGACGCAGGGCCGTGGGGAAGCCACCCACCGACTTGGTTAGTACCTGCCGGGTACCGGCGGCGCAAGTGAAGGTCCCGGACTTCATGTTGCTGTCCGGGCGCTGGAGTACGACGTATCGCATGGCGTCGTTCAACCAGTTGATCATCTCGCTTTCCGGCCAGCGAATCCCGTTATCCTGCAGAATGTTGCTACACCGGGTCAGGATCTGTTGAGCGGTCACCGATGACATGGCGTTGTCCGTCTAAAAAGGGGGTATGCGCACGCGCAAAGCGACCGTGCCGCCCCCGCGCGCCCGCCGAATGTTTTGGTTGTGAATGGCGTACTCGAAGAAGCGGCGATCGTCCGCCTCCAGGCGGGGCTCCGCCCACTCGCCATAGTGGCGCCGCACCCAGGCCCTCGCCCCCGCACTGATCACTTCTCGGTAGTCCGACCACAACGCATCCGCGACTCGGGTTGCCGTATCCGTCGGACGGGAAGAAACCAACGCGGTGAGGGTCTCCGCTTCAGAAGGGATGGGTCCCAGCACCAGGACACGGTCACCATCCAGGTAGTAATACCCCGGTGTACCCGTGTCGACGTTGTAGTTTTGCACGAGGAACTCTTCCCGGTTGAGTGCCGTTAGGGGTGAGCCGTCCCGTCTCAGGTCCAGCACTTCCCACGTCACATCAGCGTCGGGGTACAACTCAGTCCGAGGCTCGTCCGCCTCGACGTCCACGGTTACACTTTGAGTCAGCAAACGGGTGCGCTTGCAAAACTCAATGCACGCATCCCGCACAGCCTTCTCCAGGATCATCTCTGGGCAGCCGGGCAGACGACCCAGGATCGTCGGTAGGAAGTTCTCCAGCGGGACCATGCGGCGGGCCTACTGACTCCGTGCGACGCGCGTTCGTCGCACGGGTTTGGGAGGTTCAGGTTCGGTGGTCGGACTGGTGGCCGGTTCCACATTGGCCGCGTTTAGCAGGCGATGACCGGCCTCAGTGATTTCCCAGGCATTGTTGATTATCCGGCCCAGGACGACCCATTTACCACCACGCCGCACCCGGGCCTGGTTGCACACCAGTTCACCATTCAGCGCCGTGACCAGTTCAAAAAGCGTCATGTGTAAACTCTCCGGGTATGAGGTGGTTAGTATACCACCTCACCCCGTTAGTTGCTGTTATGAGGTCGTATCGGTGTCGTAAATCGCCGCCCAGTTGTTGCTGCCCAGGGAGATGTACAGCCCCGTTGTGTTGGCGGCTAGGGCCTTGGCGTCGTTGGCAGAGCCCGCGTTGTTGATCTTACCGCCGGTACCGGGGTAGACGTTCAGCGCGTTGGCGGAGCTGTTGACGACGATCACCATATCGCCCACGGCGTAGCCGGAAGGCAGAAGGACGCCATCGCTGGCGTTACCCGTGGTGACGTAGTTGATTGCGCCCGTCAGGGGGGTGGCCCCGGCCTGGGTCTGGGTGGTTCCCGCGGTGACAGCAGCATACCCGCCAACAGCGCGAGCACCTTGCTTAATGTTGTCCATGATACGCATGTGTATAACTCCGAAGGGGGCTTGCGCCCCCTAGCAGTGGCGTATTAAGCGCCCTGAATGGCCACCCAGTTGTTGTCTCCGCTGGAAACATACAGGGCAGGCTTAGAGGCGGTATGCGTATACGCCGCGCTGGCGCTACCACCATTAATGGCGCCCGTAGAGGCTGGGTAGACCTTGAGGGCGTTGCTGGACAGATTCAGTACAGTTACCGACTCACCGGGGGCGCGGCCAGTAGGCAGCAACACGCCGTCGTTGGCGTTACCCGTGGTGACGTGATTTACCTGACCCGTGAGGGCGGTGGCCCCCGCCTGGGTCTGGGTCGTACCGGCGGTAACGGCAGCATACCCGCCTACGGAGCGAATAAGAGTTGCGACGTTAGACATGACTATCTCCACACATTAAGCGCCGATCAGGGCGACGGCCAGGGCTTCGGGCTTGATCACCTTGCGGCCATAGATGGACAGACCGCGCATGATGTCCCCGAAGTCGGTGGGGTCGCGCATCGGCTCGGTCTTGTTCATGGTCGCGGCGAAGCTGATGGCGTGCTTGGTGCCGGCCACCATCACCCGGCGGGGCAGGGCGCCACCCGAAGATGCCCCAGTGGACACGTCGGTACGACCAGGGACCAGGGCCTTGCTGGTGGTCCCACGCGGCAGTAGGTTGCTGACGTAGGTGGTGAAGCGGTCGATGACGCCGATCTTGCCGGTGCGGACGATGGAACTGGAGTCACCGGAGAAGAAGCTCGCGGCGATGTCGGACTGCATCAGGATGTGGCGATCGTAGGGGGACATAATCAGCCACCGGCCGTCGGAGGGCACGTTCTGCTCGTCCAGCACACTGGCCATCCGCAGGATGGCGTTCAGCACGTTCTCCGGGTCGGAGGAGCTGATGGGGGCGGCGTCGGTACCGAGGTTGTACGACGCAGACAACTCGCCGGCGGTGGCACCCATGTTGTTGCTGTCCGGGCCTTCGGTGACGAAGCTGTTGAAGAAGACCTCTTCCTCAATGGCGATCTTGAGCTGCTTGGCGGCTTCCTCGGTGAACATGTTCATGAGGTCCAGATCGGCCTGCTTCTGGAGCAAGTCAGCGACCTTCACACCATAGTACTTGCCCTTGTTGATCTGCATGTCCTGGTAGATCGGCTCAGGGACTTCGTACTGGAGGTTCATCCCAACTTCATAATCCCTTATATTCATAGAGGACGTAGTACGAATACGTACTGTATCGCCCATATTCTTCAGCTCACCTTCGTAGTCGGTGTTGGTGATCTCAGACAGCATGGTCTGTTCATAGAACTTGACCAGCAGCTTTTTCGACCACAGGGTCGGGATGAAGGTACCACTATAAGCAGTAGTGGTGTTGTAAGGGGCGTTGACCGGGTAGACAACGCCGGGAGTGACGGTCGCCATAGGTTTCTCCGAGGCACATGGGTTTTACGTGCCGAAACCAGGCGACCGTTAGGGGCTAGACGACTACTCGTCCCTCCGCGTAGGCCGTGCTGATCTCGGCGTCGAGTCGTTTCGCCTCCTCGATCCGGCCCTGAGCGGTAAGCTGCTGCATCCGGTGGAACAGGTTGTCAGCTTCCTGGAGGGTGTACGTCTTCTGCGCGTTGACAGGCGCGGAAGGCGCGGAGCGACTCGGCTGGACTTGACGCCGCAGTTCTTGTTCGCGGTCAATTTCGGGTTTGGCGGGAGGAGCCTGTCGGGTCTGCTTGAACAGGTCGACGTAGCCCTTCACCGCCTCAACATCCGCCCGTTGATAGGCCGCTTGTGCGACCAGCCGTCGTGGACCCCGCAGGATGGGATCAACTTCGTTCAGCCAGGCGACCCACGCGGGATCGTTGTTGATAGTCCTGAAATCGGGCACCGCGTCGAGGAGCTTCTGCTCAAACGTCACGGTGTTGACCACCTGGCCAGTCTGCTGTACGGCTTGTCCGGTCTGCGCCAGTTGCGCCTTCAGCTCATCGACCTGCTTACGCAGTTCACGGGTGGCATCGAGCGCAATCCGACGTTGGATGTCGACGAAATCCGCGCCATAGTTGACGACGTCTTCGTCCGAGACGTACCGCTCTGGCTCAGCCGGCTTTTCAGCCGCGGGAGGGGGAGGAGGGGCCTGCATCTGCTGCTGCATCTGCTGGATGGCAGCTTGCAGCTCACGCACATGCTGGTGGAGGCGGGGCACTTCAGCATCGTACTTCCCTTGCAGGCGACGATACTTGTGCTCCCACTTCTCTTCCGGCTCCTGAGACGGAGGCGGTTCGTCCGTTGACGCTACCGGTGGCGCGGGGGTCGGTTCGGGGCTGGACGGCTCGGGGGCCGGGGGTTCAGTCTGCCCGTCGGGCGGAGAGGTCTCCGGGGCGGGGGCTTGAAGTTGCTGCTCCAGCGCAGCCAGTTCTTCCGTCGCGTCCGCGACGGCCTTGGGTAACGTCATGGATAATCTCCAGAGGGGCCAACGTGAGCTGACGGGGCCGGTGGGTCCGGTATGCCGTCAGGGGACTGGTCTGCCTTGGGCGTCGCGCCTGCCTCAGCTAAGGCGCGACAATGCTTCCGGGGCTTTTTTGATGCTCAGAAGCAAGTCGTTCAACGCGGTAATCTCACCTTGCAGTCGATGGACGACCATCACAGACTCTGCTTTGACCAATTGATCTTGCAGACGGATAACGGTCTGTCCTAACAACTCGCTAACCGGGGCCATTTCTGGTGTGCCTAAGCGAGCAAGTGACTGGATCTGTTGAGGTGTCGCGCTATTGAACAGGCTCATAACGTGGTATTTACACCTAACAAGGGGCGTTGTCAACCCCCTAACAGGCTTACAGGCAAGAAAAACCCCTCAGCACCGCCCGATACAGCTAGGCGGCGAGAGGGGCCGTGTTAAGTACGCGTTGCTGGCTGCCAGGTCAGCGTCGATCGACCAGCGGGGATGCTCTCCGCCTCGCGGCGGCATACTGACCAGCCCACAATTCCACGCGCGGGAACCATCATTATCTCATATTCGGCCGCGGCGACACGGCGTTACTATCTCTTCCGCCCACCCGACTGCCGTCGGGCTGCGTCGGGGCGGGCTTTTCGGCGGGGGTGGCGCCTTGCGCAGGCTGCATACCGGGTAGCACGTCTGGTGGAACCATGTTGGCCGCCTGAAGCTGCATTAGCTGCTGCAACTGTTGCTGCTGAATCATACGCTGTTGCAACTCCTCGCGGCTGGGGACCAAGCGGTCGGGGTTGACGTCCAGCAACTTGGCGTTCTCGCGCAGCAGCTCGCCGGTCCCCAAGGTTCCCACGATTTCTTGCGCGACGGGACTCCCCAGAATTACTTGCAGGAACTCATTGCGGCGCACCGCGGCGGCTTCGCGTGAAACGAGGGACATGGCGCCCTTGGCGACGACACGCACGTCACCAAGCATGTCGGGGTCAGCGTTGTAACGCAGATTGTGTTGATACAGCCGTTCCAACATGGGGGTGATCACGTCCGCGTCGACGTTGGCCACAACATGTTTGAGGCTCTTGGCGGCGTTGTTGATCAGCATCGCCAGGCCCGAGGAGGTGCGTCCGGCGCCGGCCACATGCTCGCCCGTCATATAGCGAGGTATGCCTGAGTATTCGTCCGCCAGGGTGGCGAATTTCTCCAGGACCACCAGCAGCTCCTGGGCATTGGAGTTGGGCTGGTAGAACCGTACCGCGGGGGACGAGTCCTGGAAGTCGTGATATTCGGTTTGCCATATCTTCCAGGGGTACATCTGGGTGATGTCCTCCCCGGTGGGTAGGCGGGAGGTGTTAATCTCCACCTGCGGCCCCGAGGCGATACCCATGTTGTTCGCCAGCGCCCGGGCGGAGGCGTTAACCATATCCTGGGGGTCGCGCACCAGGTCGACCACCGAGTTACCCCAGAACGAGCCCGGGACCTTCTCATAAGACGTAGCGTAGTAGGGTTTGCGTCCCAACGGGTCGTAGTTCAGCACGGCGCGGATGACTGTTCCACCTACCAACCACACCTCGCAGGGGTAAGACATGAAGGGGTCTTCGATCTCGGCTTCCGGCACGCCCCACTCAATCAGTAAATCGCCCTGGACGCTGTCCCATAGCTGCAAGGCGTCTATCAGGTCGTCCGTGTCATGGGCGTCGGACTCTTTACCCTCGGCATCGGCGCGCTCGGTGTCGATCCACAGCCACTCATTGAGCCCGCCCGCGTTGAAATCCGCCAGGACGGTCTTGATCGCGGCCTCGTCGTAACCCTCAACACCGATCATGGCTTGCAGGGCCTCACGGGTAAGGCGGTGACGCTCGATCAGGTAGCCTTCGTGGATATTCGACGCCCAAGGCGCGGGGTAGATCATGAAAGGGTCCACCCGTTCCCACTCCAACCCAACGGTTTCCTCGGGCAGCAGCTCTTGGCCGGACCACTTAAGCTGCTTGCGATTGCGCGCTACCGGCCCCTTGACGATCGCCGTGGGGAAGGTCACGATGTCGTCGATGAACTGACTAAACGCCAACGACCAACCCCCTTCGAGGAGCTGGTCCTCGATCTTCTGGCTCATGCGCTCGACCCGCAGCTTCGCCTCCTCCTTGAGTTTCCGCGCCAGCCCTTCCTTCATCTGCTGCGCTTGCTGGCGCATCACGTTCGGGTCCGGCGGCTGCCCCGTTGCCAGCACCTGCTGGTATGTTTGCTGCATGATGGCAATCTGCATACCTTGGATGACGTCCGGCGGCAGCTCGGGCTCAGGGGTGTGCTCCAACTGCCAGGGGCGATCCAATCCCGTCCCCATCAGGGTGTCACGCAGCCAGGCACACGCCGCCCGACACTTGACCGACGTGATCCCCATGAAGATTTCCGACCCACCGAACGAGCGGATCTGCGCGAGTTTCTGGCTGTCGTACTTCCCGCGACGCCGGGTGAGGTTATCCACCATGCGCTCTTCCACGTCGCGCTTGGCGTCTTTGGCCTCTTCCCAGCGCTCGCGCACGTGAGCCGCCAGGGACTGGATAACGGGTTTAGCCTGAGTCTTCTGGCTCGCCTCTCGCGCTTCGTCTTCGAGTTGGGCGGCGGACCTGAACGGCACGAGGGCGAGAGCCATGGGGGTACTCCTAGCAGCCGCGAGCTGCCTTGGGCTTGGACGACTTAGCGGCGGGTTTGGCCGGGGCCTTGGTCTTGGCGGGGGTCTTGCCCTTGGGCATTGACTTACCCATGGGCTTCTTATCGGGGGCGAAGGGGAACATTAGTAATTACCTCAAGTTGGACCGACTGTTCATGAAGGTTTTCATCTGCTGCTCAGGGGTCGGGCGAATGGTGCGCTTTTTCGCGTTCTGCGCCAACAGGGTGTTGAACGCGGCTTCCTTACCATCGGCGGCGACCGAGGCCCCCTCGGGCTTGGGCCTGGCGCGCACCTTGCCCGCAGCGGACGCGATGTTACCCTTCACCTGGCCCATGGTGGACTTCATGCCGGCGCCCAGAGACTTGAGCTGCCCGCCAAGCGGCGACTTCTGCACCGCGCTCTTGATCTGCCCGCCAAGCGGCGATTTCTGCACCGCGCTCTTCACCTGGCCCATGGTGGACTTCATGCCGGCGCCCAGAGACTTGAGCTGCCCGCCAAGCGGCGACTTCTGCACCGCGCTCTTGATCTGCCCGCCAAGCTGTGAACCGCCCATCGGGTTCTTCGTACCAAAGCCTGCCATTTCGTTCGTCCTGCCGCATATCACGGCTCAGTGTGTTAGTCAACTCAGAGTTTACAGGGGTGTTAGGGTTATGTCCATGCGCGTGAACTCACCGCGGCAGGGACGACTTCGCGTTTGCGGGGCATGAGGGCGCCGGCGGTACCCGTTTCGGCGATTAACGCGCTATACTGGAGAGAATCCATAATGTGTGAGTGGTTATTCTTCTCCGGGCGGTTGTCCTGCACCCCCTGCCGGTTGACTTTGTACCGGTAGCCGTACCTGAACGCCCGGATGACGTTCTCGCACTGCGGGTTGACCACCAGGGCAGGTTTACCATCGACATGGCGCAGCAACAGGCGTTCTACCGCCTCAATCCGTCGCTCGGGGTCGTTCGTCGCCGGTCTGGCGACCCGATAACCGGCTTTTTTGACCACATCGACCGGACTAACCTCACCAATCTGCTGCTTCGCCCACCCCGCCGGGTCCGGCGCAACCACAACATGGCAGCCGATGTACTGTTCCTTGGCCAGCAGGGGGGCCAATTTGGTCGTCAGGAAGGTCTCGATGCCCATATTTTCGCTCACCAGCTCGTCCAAAATGACGTACTGGCCGAACGCGTTGCGTTGTAACAGGGCCGTGGCGGGCGTCCGCCCGAAGTCCAGACCTATTATAAGAGGGTAGTCCGGGCTCTTGAGGGGCACGAACGGCGTCTCCGCGACGTGAAATCCCGGGTTGAACGTCTTGTCGAACACCGGGATGCCCGACAGGGACCGTCCGTAGCGGCAGCGCAGGTAAACATCGATAAAATCCTGGCTTTTTCCTGGGATATTGTCAGGGTAATACTCTTTGTCGAGGTTACGCAGGTTGTCCGCGCGGGGGTTCACCCACCATTTGCGCCCGTGCGAGTCCTCTATGGCTTCATCGTGATCCGGCTCGGCCCCTTCCTGGTTGAAAAACTCTTCCAGCGACAGGATCGCCGGTGGCTGGACGTGGATCGCCCAGTTCTTCGGGGGGTTCTCCATCTTATCGAAGTGCCAGGTATCCATATCCGGAAAGTTGGTGTCGAATACGGCACCGGACCACGACGGCCCGCCATCTTTCATGCTCGGGAAGCGTCGCAAACGCATCAACAGGCCATCGGACACGTCAGGGTGGATCTCCCGCCACTCGTTGGCCCACAACATCGTCAACTCTAGGGACAAGGCTTTACGCACGTCGTTTGGCTCGTCTAAAGCGAAAAATAGGATCTCGGCCTGTAGGCGAGTGCCATCTCCCAATTGATGGTTCATATAAAAGGTCTTGTCGCTAACCTTCCAGTCGCCCCACTGACCTTTCGGGAACCAGTCGAAAAACGTTTTCATCGTTGTGGTTTTTAACTGCTCCTGGGTGTTGCGCAACACCAGGGCTCTAAACTTGCGCGCCCCTTCCTCGTTGGGTGCCTGTTCGGTGGCGCGCCTAACGATTTCGTGAGAACAGCACGCGCTTTTTCCACTCCCGACAGGGCCAGCGGCCACGCGCACAAAGCTGTCATCCCGCATAAAACGCCACATCGCGGGCGTCGTCTGGAACTTACTCATACGCGAACCCCAGTGAGGCGGCGGAGACGCGTTCTACAACGGGCGGATCGACCCAGTCGTCCTCTTCGGCCGGGTAGTGGGGCAGGGCAGGGGGCTGGGCGGAGACGGCAGGGGACAGCGCGTTCAACTCCGCGTTGAAGCCCATCTCGCCCCCGGGGGCGACGATGGTCAAGGTCAGTTGGGGGCCTACCGTGGCTTGCTGGGTAGGCGGCAGGGGTTCCAACCGTCCGTACTTGACCAAGGTCTTCCAGGCGTCGAGCTGGACGCTGGCCGGGGTCCCGCTGTCGTTGATCAGGTTGAGCATGGCCGGCATGGTCTGCCCCGCCAGGATACGGCAGCGGGCGAAGAACGCGGTCCCGTCCGTCTCTACGGCATCTCGGGCCAGCAGCAGTCGTTGTTGGAAGACGGGGTGTTCTTGCAGGGCCTCGCCGTCCTCTTGGGCGATCTCGAACATGGTGAGGATTTCGTCGAACGGCCGCACGCCGACGGCAGTCGCCAGGTAGAAGTTATCCGGCAAGGAGGTGGGGTCTATCATCGTGTTGTGGGTTTCGGTGTTGCGTTGGCCTGTTAGGTAGTATACGATGAGTTTCACTCTCCGTGTGTTGTGCTCCTCTACGACGCGACAGCAAGCGTCTTAGCCCCCTCGCTCCTCCTCGGCCTGGGGGCTTTTTTATGCCTGTGATTTGCTGTTCACATTTAACGCTGTTTGGGCGGCATGGATTTTGGGATTTTTTGGCCCGTTTTTTGGTGGGCGCAATACGCTAACTGGGCAGCATGAATTTCAGGATTTTTTGGGGTGGTGTGTGAGCGCCCCGTAAAGGCCCGGCGTGGCGGGTGGCCCCCCTCGGTCCCTGGGGGGTGTGGTGGCGCCATGTTTACACGGTCCCTAGGGCGTACCGCGTCATTGTGCGATTAGGGCCGGAAGGGCTCAGGTACTAGCAACCGGGAGACTCGCCGGAAGCATGTGAACGCATCAGCGAAGCATGCGACCGCGAATGGCCAACGGTTCGCGAAACGGTAGCGGGTCCACGCGCGCACCGTCCCCCAGGGCCTTCGGGCTCCATTGGTAGCATGAGGGGGGGTCTTAACTGGCCGAAAGGATATGCCAGTTTTGACCTAACCAATACGCGTAGCGTAGGCGTAAGTCTGGAAGTAGTCTCACGCGCAAGCGCAAGACCGCAACCTTTCCCAAGCCTACGCGTAAGGGGCTGTCACGCAGGACGTGTTTGATAAGTCGCATGGATGCTTAACGAAACAGTCACTTACTAACGGGGAATTACCATGGCTACCAGCATCACAACGTCCAACTTTTCATCCAGGCTGTCAGCATGGGTCAAGTCGGCCGGGTCCATGCGTCAGGGCGCCCAGGACATTATCGTGTTCGGCATGGAGCGGTATCAGGCGACGGGTGACGCGGGATATCTGACCCGGCTTTACCAGGCCGCGGTCAACATTACTGGTCTGAATGCTACTCGGATGAAACGGTACATCGTCGCTCACGCGAACGTCCACCTGACCAAGGCCAAGGACGGACAATGGGTCTTTAGTAAGACGGGTAAGGGGGCTAACGAAGCCAAACCGTTGGCCGGCAACTGGTGGGAGTGGGAGGTTCAGCGCGCGCCCAGCACCAAGTTTGATCTTGCCGCTCGCATTTTGTCTGTGGCAAACGCCTTGGAGAAGGCGATCGACGACCCGACGATTACCGTCAGCACCGCTGACGTGGACGCAGCTCTTGCGTCCTTGAAG